GCCGACTTAAACTTAGATTTCATTGAATCTATAATAGCTTTTGATTCAACATGTTCAGTACTTAACGGCGATCCATTTTTAAAATTATGTTGCAATGGCGACTTATCTATACTTAAAGACTTAGTCATTTCTTTAGCTCCTAATGGATCTCTACCATGCGGACTAGAATGTTTACCCCATGTACTGGCGTCTTTAGGACGTCCTGGGCCGGCTACATGTTCTTGTTCCATTCCCGGAGCCAATCCGTCAAACTTTGTCGATACATGCATTGAAGCAATATCATGAGGTGTACCAAAACTCATATTGGTTTTAACAGGGTCATTACCTTCACTAGAAATCTGTTCTTTACGGAAGTCTTGTTTAAGATCTTCAATTACTTGATCTTGTTCGGTCTGCCATTCCTGTTGAGTTAAATTAAAGATGTTTTCATAAATCCATTTTTCTGAAAACATTTTAGATTCTTTAAGATTTCCTGCCAATTCAACTTTAGTAGCTAAAGTTTCTAGCTTTTGTTTTTCATATATCAATGAAGGATTTGTTAATGATATAGTAAAGTTAATTAAATCTTCACCTTCAAATCCTTGAGCATATAAATGTATAATTGCAATCTTAGTTAACTCAGATACAAATATCTTTTGTATACGTTCTATTGTTCTGGCAAAACGTACATCTTCTGCTGCTAACGTCGCTTTACCTTCAACACCTTCATCATATCCTAAGAACGCTTTTGGAATCTTTAATGCGGCATGCATTTTATTTCTCAAGTATTCAATGTCATCAATTTGACCGTCATTGCTCAATCCAGGTAATGATTCAATGGCAGTTCCAGATTCTCCCCCACGTACTGGTAGGAAATAATCTTCTAACATGTTTTGCATATTAAATTTAAGATTATATTCCCCGGTTTGCTCATTCATATATGGAATTTTTTTCATCTTTTGAATGATAGCATCGATATGAGAATCAACTTCTCCTGGCGGTAAATTACCTACGTCTATTTTAAAAATTCTACGTTCCGGTGCACGCATGATACGATGAATTAACATTGCATCTTCCATTAACATTAATTGTTTCCATACCTTACGTGCAGGTTCTAACATTGACTTACCATATGGAAGGAAGTTAGTATCTGATAATAATCTAAAGTGTGCTACTTGATAATTTTCCATTGGCTCACGGTCAGATGCCCCTCTGCCCATAGAATACATTGTATGAGTACCTTCAAATAAGAATCGATATGCATATGGATTATTTGGATCATACCCTTCTTCACGACGAACCTCATATGCTGATAATGGTATTACATTAATAATACCTAATTCCTCTTCAATATCTAGATACAAAAAGAAATCTCCGTACTTACAGGCGTTTCTAATCCATGGCCATAAGTTATAATCTATATTAAGTATGTCGTAAAATAAATTACGTAACACTTTATAGACTTCATTATTAGGTGTAGAAATGGTTATAGTATCCCCATCTGCATCCTTTACAGTCGACTCATCTGCGTAAATGTCTAACGCCGATGCCAATATTGGATCCATATCCATTGATTCATAATCAGAAAATAATTCTAATTTAGAAGTATGGAATGTATATGATTGATTATAAGTACCATATGATTGGCCACGTTGCAATCCAGCAAATCGGTCAATATATCTATTACTTGATAATGCACCTGATGATTGTAATCTATTAGTATCAATAGCTTTGAGTTGATTTTTGCCTATTCTTCTAACAATAACGTTAGTTGAGAATAACCGTCTTAACCGACTCGATAATGAAGTGTCTGCCATATTTTATCTCTTTTTTATAAATATCAGATTAGCCAAGTAAGGCCATCTTTTTCACCGTTCCAGTCCCATGAGCCATTACTAGAATTTCCAGTTGATGTATACACACCTTTTGATTTTCCAAAATAGCCTAATGATTTTCTAGACAGATCGAGTCCTTGTTGACGTAAACGCAATGCCGTGTCACGTACCCATAATGCAATTGCAAATGACATTACCAAGTCATCATTGTAACCTCTTTGAGCTTCTGCTCTACTACCATTCCAGATGAATACATATAGTTCATCTGTTAGTCTTTTACTTTTAACAATAGGGCCTTTTTCTCTAAAATACGTTTCTAATTTAGATATCATTAAAGGTCTTGTCTTTGAAGTAGTTGAAAATCCAGGAACTTTATCTGATTTAGATTTTAAGTCATATCCCTTTGATAAGTGAACTTCTTCATCGATATACGCATCTTGGCGATATGAATAATACAAGTTTTCATAGTTACGGTCGATTGCAACTTGTAGTACTGCCCATCCTATATTTGCATTTTCTATTACTAATAAAGCATTATTATATTCTGTGGCAACTGTTATTAACATGTTCCCGTAATCGGTAGTACTTATCTTACCGCGGTATTCTGCTACCTGTGTCATTGATTCTATTTCAATAACATGAAATGCAGAGTTATCGGCCCCATCGCCGCGAGCGACGTCAGCTACTACTGCATAACTTTTATTAAAGTCGGCATACTCCCATATCCAATAATTACTATCAAACCCTCTCTTTTCTAAAGGATCCGTAACGTATGTTTGTTCATACCATTGTATAATAGGACCGTCAACTACTGTATGGCCGGATGATATAAAGTCGCAATCACATTCCTGCGCTGCCTCTTTATCGCCTAGCAATCGAGTCTGTTCTTCACGCCATGTCTCATCACGATCTGGATGACGTGACCAGTGTAGTTTAATAGGATTAAATTGACCACCAGCCTCTGCATCTACCCATAGTTTATAGAATAAATTACCAGTACCATTAGGTGTGGATAATATAATAGCACCACCACCCGTTGCTAATGTTTGCTGTGCGGATGTCCATATTTCATCAATGCCTTTAATAAATGCAGCTTCATCAATTACCAATAGTGATAATGCTTCAGAACGGCCGGAAGTGCCTGTACTAGAAACAGCTTTAATTTGTGACCCATTCTTAAAACGCAATGACAATTTATTATCTTCCATTGATTTACCTTTCAGCCAAGCCGGAAGATTATCATGCATTACCCTTACCTTTGTTACCAAGTTTTTAGCAACGTCTTGGGTAGTAGCA